TGCCCACTGATCAACGGTCTCCACATACTCCCCCTATTAATTTATGTATTCCAGCCTGTAACAGGAACCTCGAACTCTACAGAAAACACCTCGCCCGAGACGGCAACATCGCTGCCGTTTTGTGAAGTGAGCGCCCCGAATCCTGTTGCGTTAATAAGCGAGAAGGTCACATATGAATTGCCGCCCAACATGAGCACCGACCGGCCTGAGACCCCGCTGGTGCTCCTGAGCGCGCGACCGCATGAGCGGATCGACGGTACGAGGGTCGAATCGATCGTCAGCCCCCAAGGAAGGGGTAGGCGCGCCTCAGTGGCAGTGGTGGTGCCAGGGGTGAAGCGGCCTAAGACCTTGCATTTATTCCCAATGCGCACCCAGGAGAATGATACATCACTCGGTGTGCCGAATCCGACAGGGGCAGGGATATAGGACTGTTCGATTAAACGGGGCATTATTGGGGCATAACTTATTTTATATCTCAAACTAGGAAGGTCGCTACTATTTATATAGAACATATAAATAGTACCATCGGACGACTGGACTATTGATGGATAATCCTTTGTGCCGGATAATGTTTCTATGGAAACAAATACATCATTAACATCATCATAAGTGTATCCATAAGCACTTCCGCCGCCAGAAGGGCAATATACAAGAAGAGTATCATCAATTGTTTCATAGATAGAAGTAGACGACATATACGAATTGACGGTTACAGCAGAACCCCAGGTATTAGTGCTGAAATTATATTCTCTTTTCTTTATATAGGTATACGTTCCTCCATCTCCATAATGAAACATCCATCGCTCATTATTATTACGTTCGAAAACAAAACAACCATCATCGTCTTTCGATAGATCAAGCACAGGGGTTCCCCATGATCCACCAGAATAGGTTGTTTTATAAACATCAAGAGTGCTTGAATTATTTAAATATAGATAGAAGTTCCCATCAAAAGAGGCCAAGTACCCGGGCGATCCGTATGTAGAGGCTGATATTCCTATAGTGGCAGAAGATCCCCACGAACTTGTGCTGTCATTATATATCATTTCATGATAAACAGGAGTACCAGTTGTATCTCCATAAAGAAAGTGAAGCACCCCTTCTTTTGTTTCACCATACTTAAAATTTCCAACAGCTTCATCAACCAAAGTTGTCTCAGTACCAAACGCCAAAGTAGACGTACTAAAAGTACGTTCATATATTTTGTTATCACTTTTCTTATATGCAACCCTGATGGAGCCATTAGCTCTTTTAACACTTATTATACGATATGTAGTATCAGAAGCCCCAGGTATAGCTCCAGAATCAAACCAACCATTTTCTATATTAGTATATATGTATCCATCAAGGATAGAAGGGCCATTTACCCCAAGCCGTCCGAATCGGGCGCGGAGCACCTCGTCAGTAGCAGGGGTAGTATCAGGGCTATCAAGGAAATCCAAGCGGCCATCTTCAAGCCTGATGCTCGTCCGGTTAACGCCTTGTCCATCGTACCACCTTTGGCTTCCGCCTGAGGGAACCGTGATGTTCTGCGCGTAGAGGTTCTCAATAAACGCGTCCGACGTGACAAGTTTCTGTACAATGGCCGTTGCCGCTGCTATAGTCGTCGCTTGATCAGTCGCCCATTCGCACATATCAGAAAGCGCATTCCAATTGGCTTCAACATATAACGGGTGGGAAGAAGTCATTTCAACCCATGACGATCCGTTATAGTATCGTATTATTCCGCCACCAGAGCCAGCAGTATTAGCGTCGAAGTAATAGTCATCAACAATGTACCCACTCGAAGGCGCCGTAGTCAGAGCGCCCCAATACAGAGGAACAGAGTTCTCAGTCTTGTATACGGGAATATCGGTATACTTAAGTAATATCCATTGATCATATGTCAGTTCTACATCATATCCAGTGTAGATATATATTCCCGGATCAGCCGTAAGTACATAGTGCGTAGGTGTAGTATAATCAAGATCAACTGAATAACCAGTCTCTATAAAGTGTCCACTGTTGGCAGATAATACCAACGAGGCAAGAAGGTTTACGTCTGATACAGTTTCAGTATAGGAACCTCCTCCTGCATTAAGTGTATACGTCCCACCAGTAAAGCGAGGGAAGTAATCTATAGGCCAATATGCAGAAGGAGATATCCCATATCGCATTATGCGCCATCCAGAGTAATGCTCGTCCTATTACCATCAGTGTCAACGGCAGCAACAACACGGTTCTTGGTGTCCGCAATATCCCGGAAGCCAATCGGTCCAGTCGGAGCGCCACTTACCTTGCCAGCAAGTACCGATACTAGTATCCTCTGAAACTGACGCAAGGTAAGAGACCCTTCGACAACCTCATCAAGGACATAATCAGCTAGAGCCGGACCAAGAATGCTGTATACAAGAATGCTCGAAGGAAGCATCGAATAACCAGTCCCGGCTATAGGCTGTATGGTCCAGTTGCTCTCAACGGTAGCGACCTTCGTCGTCCCATTATAAGCCGTTATGCGCTTCGCCTGGTCCTCTCCTGTGCCAGAGCGAAGGAAGATGACCTGACCAACATACACATCATCGCTGCTAGAAGCATTGGCATTCAAGGTAATCGTATTGGCTCCGCCTCCCTGCGCCGCCCCCTCGTTGACGTGCTCTCTGCCAGTATCACCCATGATCTGATAAAGCGATGTTGCATCAGGATTTACCTTCCAATCACGATCAATAGTACACGTCTTCGTAGCACCAACATACTGCAAGATAAGTCGAGTCTGTCCTGATCCGGTTCCAGAATAAATCGTTACGATTGCGGGATCATAGGCGCCGTCAACAGAAGACGCAGCAGCATCAAGAACAATTGTGTTACTAGTAGACGATACAACCGTCCCATCAATAATCGATAGACTCGACATCTGCAATAGTCTCTTTCCGGCACTTGTTGCAGTTCCATGCGTAGCGCCAGTAATAACTTCATCCCATACAGCATCAGAAATGGCAGCAACCGTCATGCCGTTCAAATTGTCGATATAAGTAGCACGAGCACTTGTTAATCTAAGTGCTGCCGTATTCACAGCGTCAAGGTCAAGTCCTCCGGCATCGCTTATGGCAAGGCCCCCAGCAGCATCGGCCGCGGCGTTAGGAAGCGCGGTGAGACCGAGCCGAACGGCGTCCTCCGGGTCGTAATTGACGAGTCGAATGACAATCGGAATAACGATCATTCCCGTGCAGGCCCCGCCGAAGGAAACATCCTGCGCTCCCGTTGCGAATGCGGCATCGGGCGAGTCAAGACGATATGTTCCTGGAATCCCTGTATAAACGAAGCCGCCGTCAGTATGCGCGGCAGACGCATCAGCCAATGTTACTGCTGTTATTGACTGAGACGTTGCTCCTTGCCTGCGATACGATAGCGCAAGACCAGAGGTGGCATACGTAACACCATCCTCGGGCGTTCCATCGGTCGAATCGATGATATAGAGATAGACCGAACGATCAGTCGAACCTTTCTTGATCGGACCGTTTTGCATTATCGACCTCCCATGATGGCTGCGATTATTTTCGGAACTGCACTGCCAGAGGAATCTGGATCGCTCGGACGAGTTGCGTCATCGATCAACAACTCATCGAAGTTAACCGTGTATGTGCTGGACGTTGCCCCTGTTGGAACTCCAACGGCGACACGCGTAATAGAGGTTCGAGCAGACCAGTCGAGTGCGAAGTTCGACTTGATCAATGTTCCGTCGACATAAAGATCATAACCTGAGATCGTTGCCGAATTGCAAACGATGTGCATCGTTACCCAATGGCGACCAGCGGCGGTAGTAGTCGATGCCGTTGATGCTCCCGCGAATCCCCAGCAATTAGGGTGTCCTGCCCCGGTGGTGCTTTTAAAGAGCGACAAGTTTGCGTAGGTATAGTTTGCAAAATACGCCTGCGCCACGACCACACTTGAATATTGGGCAAGATCGGATATCGAAGGAATACGTATTTCAAAACCTATATAGATATCTGTTTTTGAAATCGTGAAGTAGGCGTAATTAACTGCATTCGTATCGAGTTGTAGATCATATGATCCATGCAGGGGGCTCGACGAGTTTCTAGAGACAGTTCCGCTTGTCCCCGAGTATTCGCTGAGACCAGTCTCGTTATTTGCATACGCGATTTGAGACATCTACGCGTCCTCAAAATCAAACATACGTAAGAACCGCAGCCCCAAAATCAACCTTGAACTTCTCACCAGAAGCAAGAGTCAAAGATAATCCATAATCCCACCAGCCGATGATATACTTCGATGCAGTAGTATCATCGTAAAGAACCGCATACCTAAATGGCCCAATGGCACCTGATGCAGTCCATTCAATATCAGTCCCAGTCACAGTAACAATACCGCCAGACTCAGCGGCTTCATTCAGAGTATCAGCGCCACCAGCAGTATATCCATTAGCCGTGCTTAAATCGGTAAGGTCTGCGTATACATCGGTAGTACTCACACTCGGAGTTGAATTGGTAAGAAATACTTTGAGTGTGTCGGTATTAAGGTTAACATTACCACCAATACAAAGATGCTCTATAAAGTTTTGCGCCTTAACAAATGCAGCCATATATATCTCCTTATACTGCGTAAAGATATATCATACAACGAATCGTAACAGCCGTAACGCTAGGAGTATGAACATGAGATGATTCATTAGACGATGAAGTATATACCGTTGAAAACGAAGTACCATCAGTTGATTCACGAATAATGAACCGACAAGGATACAAAGTTCCATCAGGTAACGAACTAGTAAACGTAATAGTCGTCGGAGAATAAACACCAACCCTGCTTCTCTTGACCGATGCTACCGAAGAAGAAAGAATGACTGAGGCACGAATAAGATCAAGCTCAAACTCGGCAAGATCAAGATCAACCGTATCCGAATGAGCTTGGACCTGAGATACAGCAAGATCAGTTGCCGCTATCTTGGTGACGACCTTAGTGACATCAGCACTATTTATCCCAGCAGCGTGAACGGTGCCAGAGACATAGATATCACCGTCTATGACATTCTTGTTCCGTATTCCGGCCATAATTATCTCCTATATAGCACATTACCTCCATAATGTAAAGCTATTGTGCTCGGTCCATCCATTCGTAGAATCCTTTCATAAGTTCTTTTAACGAAAGCGTCGGACTGCCAGTAATAAGACCAGCAGTAATGGCGCCATCGTAAAGAATCTGATGCCACTGCTTACTGGTTGCATCAGTTCCATTCCTAAGAAGAGCAGCGATATCACCCGCAAGTTTGATACCATAATTAGCCAGTGGAACATTGTTGCCCATCCTGATTTGCTGATCGCCCGTGATGAGTTGCCGCAAGAAAACGGTTACATCGCTGCCAATGATGGGAATAGAATCGGTGAATTGGCTAAAAAGATAGCTGGCGAAATACCGCTCAAGTTCTTCCTTGTCAGCACCCTCCGGCGGACCTCCGCCGCCGCCAACGACAGGAATCATCTTGATGAGGCCAATTGCCAATCCAGACAGCGCGTATGAGGTGATGACGCCAAAGAATCTTCCTAGTTCACGTTCTCGTAAAGCTTCGGGAACGTCATATCGAAGTTGATTCCATATAACATTCAGGGGTTGAGTGAACTGTAGAAGAACAGCTTTCCATGATTCAACATCCCGATACAAAGGAGACCTGAACATATCATCCGAGGAAGGCTGAGTTTGAAGGATAACCATATCAGCTTGATGTACCGCCTCGGCGTCGGTCATGATAGGATCGCCATTCTCATTACTCTTCTTGAGGTTGTTTTGGTATATAGATTCCCACACAATTGCGCACGAGAATCGATCGGCAAAGTTCAGATATCTAAATCCAAGTTCGGCAAGCATCCCGCCCTTGCCCAGGGCACCCTTCTCATATAGGTCCTTAAGCCGACCAATAAACGGATCAAGCTGACGATTCCTAAGAATCGCCGATTTCTCCTCAATGCTCTTATACCACTGGATTGGGTTTCCTGATGTATATGCCTTAAGTACCGTCTTCAAAAAATCACCAGGGCAATAAGCAATACCAATCATGGGAGACGTAGCCATCTGCACCAAGAATGTGCTCACTCGCCAAGCGAGCATAGTGCTCATGACCTTGCCTCTCATTGTCTTTATTAGCTCAACGCCATTCCCCCTCGTCTTGTATCCATTAGGGTTAACAGCAGCTTCAATAAAATCACCAATATATCGCTGGATATGAGTGCCGCCAACCATTCGAAGCGCCTCATTAATGCCGGCAGAATACTCGACATGAGTGAAAATTGACTTCATGTCCTTTGCCCACACACCCATATTAATAAGGTGCTCCTGCCGCTCGATGCCACCAAGGAAGAGAGACATAAGGTCGTATTCGATCCTTTTATTGCTGCTCGGACGAAGATTGGGACGGCGATCATAGGTGAAACCATCGGCGAGGAGAGACTTGAAGAAACTGTTTTCCTTTACAATAGAATCAACGATGTTATCTTCACGATCAGCAAGTTCTGATTGCATCCTGATGGGGAAGTAATAACTCTCCATCATAATCTCTCGGCCAGATATCTCAAGCATTGCATGAATAAATCGAGTCTTATCATCAGCGTTATCAAAGACATCAAGAATCATCTGTACAAGTTGCTCTTGTTTGTCACTGATATGCTTATCAAACGCAGCTTCCATCTTGGATACTTTATCGGAGAAGACATCCTTCATTTCCTGCTCGTGACGACCTTCTTTGTACTCGCTAGAAAATAAAGTTCCATAAATAAATCGTTCACGTTGGATTTGATTGAACTTATCGCCACGGCCCATAAGAGCGCGAGCCCCAAGAAGTTGGCCACGAGTAACCGATACAGGGGTTCCATCCTGCCCAATGTCCTTAATAACAATATTGTCATTCATTATCTTGTGAAGGTCATTTTCCTTAATAAAATCAAGTACTGCTCTCGTCCTCCTATCGCGTTCAGAGTATTCATTTGATTTGGCGACTTCGGCCTGTTCCCAGAGTATTTTCTTCATTGTCCCTGTACGATCAATATCTTTGAACACCGCATCAGGACGGCCTGCCGATACACCGAATACTCTCTTTGATGTATCAGCATCGAGTTCTTCTTCTTCGGTGCTCCCAGGAGCAGGAACGCCTTTATACTTCTTGAGATTTTCCTGATAATCCGTTCCGGCATGAAGTTTAGACTCAAGGTCCTCTCTCGTCTTTTTTATCTCAATATCTCGGATATATTTATTCTTATCAAAGATAACTCGCCCGATATCTATAAGCCCCTTCATTATCGTCGAGACCTGTCTAAGCTCATCAATTGTCCATTTCTTAAAATCTTTTTTCCCAATTGAATCAATGATTCCAATAAACGTTTCAGCATATCCAGGATTCTCCCTGAATACCACCGAAGACAACGCTCTCATCTTTGCCAGATCAAGTTTTTGGCCACCACGTAGATACTGCTTCATCAAAAGAAGTATCTGTAGATATGTATTATCTATATGCGCCGAAGGCTGCGACAAGATATACTTACGTTCCTTGCGCATCTGCTCCTTGAGGCGCACCAAGGCAAGGCGCTCCCTATATACTGCTTGATCGCTTTTCCGTTGGGCTTCGATGGCCTCATTGCCTTTACGTATAAGAGTCTTCTCATAAGCAAGGATGTCCTCGATGGTCGCCGCACCACTTACTACCTTTGCTCTCAGATTATCGTCAGTAATAGCCCGGTATATAATAGCCTGGTCGGCTAACGTCATACCTGGTCGCTGAATAAACTCTGCCTTATTAATCTCGGGAAGCTCTTTAAGATTTGAAAGAGCTTCCTGGGCAAGATCAACATCTCCCGATACCTCCGCATAGAGGAACATCACAAGGTCTTCATTGCGCTTGACATACGCATTGAGTTTCGAGCGAAGATCGCTAGGAATTATCCCCGTATGAATAAGTTCATCCATCGCCTTGACAATAGTCGGACTCTTCGATATAGCGTCCCTAATTCGCTTAGCGCGCCTCGTATCCTGCATGTAATCCTTGGAACCAGATGAAATAGCCCTATCAATAGCATACAAGAAATCATTCATATTCCGCCCAGACATGAGCATTGTATAGAAGTCACCTGTCTTGGCGTACTGGCGAGCCTTATTCTCCTTTGCCCAATTAAATCTTGACTTAAACCATACTTTGTCAGATTCATTGAGGCTATCAAACTTGTATCCAAGGCCCCTCTCAACCCATTCCTCAACAGAATCATAGTCTTTCGCGTCATTCGAAGCCATCTTGTTTATGTCTTCGCCGCCTTCGTACATCTGGCCCTTAGTCATGTTAAGGCCAGTATCCTGATTCATTTCCTTAAGATTGTCATCGATTATCTTTTTCCCTTCTTCTGACAATAGATCAGTATCAGAGAATGTCTTATTCTTGCTTATCTTGGTGTCTTCTTGGGTAACATTATACCGCTCAGATACTGTAATAGCTTGAGAGTCAAGGTCCGATACAGTTTCCTTTACAGTTATCGGCTCAGAAAACCATGTCTTAAAAATATTTTCAACCTCGGGCGAAAGAGCAAGTTTCTTGATATGTGGCCATATCGCACGAATAATATCTCGAAGGCGATCAAAGAATGGCTTTTTCCGCTCATCATCAAGAGTGCCATGAGCTACAAAGGACATAAACTCATTAGCAAGACGTTCATCATCTTCTCGTTTCCACATACCATCGGTAATTCCGTATACTTCTTCGATACCCTTAAGGGTTTCAGGAGACATTGCACTCATCTGTACCCGACCAAAATGGGTCAGTTCATGCGTTATGACGTTGGCATTCGATTCGTTCTCGGAAACATAGATGACACTCTGAGCCAGCTTCTTAAGTCCTTCGGAAGATACCTCTTGCCCATTATCAAAGAACTTTATTTTGCCAATGTTACCAGCGCCTACTTCGGTCTCAGCACCAATTCGAATCTCTTTCAACGGCTGCCAAAAATCAGAATACGACATCTTCGCCGTATTAGCAAATGTCTGCATAAGTCCGATCGTGGCTTCAGCCTGACCAGGAGACATCTTCCTTGTGGCCATAAGTTGTTCACGATGAACATTCTTCATCGACTCATCGGGCACAGATTTCGTAGTATCCTGAGCCCATTTTATATTCTGGTATCGTTCGAATGCGCCAGCAAGGAAAGGATCGGCCTGGGCGTTGGCGGAAATCTCGATGAGTTTGCCGGGATTCTGCGCGATAAGTTCGCCGAGCGCTTCATCAATGAGTCCTGCGCGTTCCGTCTTGAAGTTAGCCGACAAGAGAGTAAGTGTATTACCCTGCTCATTGACCTCGATATGGCCATATTTTTCAGCCTTCTGTTGGCCTTCTTCAAGCTGCGCAGCGGCAACATCATAACTATAGTCGCGTCCACCAAGTTCGTCATTAGCGCCAAGATCAGAACTTTCTACGCGCAGTGCTCCTGTTTCAAGTCTGCTCTCCGTACCAATCTGTCCTTCGGTCGGTTTTGCCTTGGCCGCTTCGTATGCCTTTTGGACTTCAGCACGAACATCGGCCTCATCCTGCATCTTTTGGTCATAGATAGTTTCAGCCATTCGAATAGTCTCTTCACGCGAGACACCTTCAAATGGCATCGCTTCGCCAATCTTCTGAGTGAATGCCGTCTTTGATTGTCTAGTCGCGCTGGAAACCATGTCACGCAATGCCTTCTGATCGTGGACAGTGCTGATGATATTAGCCGGGACACCAAGAACCCATGCGGTAGAAAGGGTCTGTAAAAATGATTCCTTTATGTCTTTGGATATAGAAGCCACAGTCGCAGGATCGCGAATGGTCCCATCTTCAATAATAGCTTTTGATATCTCCTGGGCGATGAGCGTTCCTACTCCCGTATTAAGAGCTTGCAAGACTTCTTCTGATGTTTCACCAAGCGTAGAAATGACTCCACGACTAGCAAGATTCATGGCCGCAGACTGCAAGATACCTTTACCATGAATCCTCGATACAATTTTATCGGTAAGATTTACGATACCAACTTTATCAAATAGCTTCGAGGCCCCAACCTCAAAGCCGAGGGATTGCTCAACAATCTGATTCAATGCGCCAGTGACCATTGAAACTGGAAGTGCTATACGATCATCAATTCCACGATCACGCATCTCAATGAAATCAAGACCCTGTAACGTAGCCCATCCCTGAGCGAACGTAGCGCCCTGGGCTACTCGCTGCGATATTGCCATAGTCTTTAAGACCTGACCCGCAGTAACTGTCTCCCCCGCAAGTTGGACCTGCTTGGCCAGGCCAGTACCCGCCGTAACCGCCTTGCCAAGTGCGCCACCAAGAACGGCCTCACCCATACCGAAGAACACGCTTGGAGCAGTCCCCGCAAGCGTTTTGAGCCATGTACGGATAGCCTTCGGGTCCTGGACATTATCGACATTAAGTCCCTCAATCCGGCCCTTAAGATCAGTGATAGCCTCTTCGAATCCGCCAGCCATATAGTCGGCGGTCTTCTTCATCCCCATCCCTTCGACAAGTTTGGATATCGAAAGACCGAAGCCGGCCTTGCCCATGAGATAGAGATTCACGCCAGCTTGCCATGAATCCCACATGGTCTTGATGGTACTTTCAGTTGGCTCCTGCGCGCGCCCCCAATAATCTTCAGCAAGAGACTCATAATTATTGAATATTTGATGCACAGTAAGGCGAGGATAGTACGGTTGCATCGCCATCGATGCCTTGTACCGGTTCATAAAAGCAACAGGGTCAGCAGACTGAGCAGCCGCATTGGTATATGCCTGCTCTTCTGACATCCGTATTAGATCAACAAATGGATACCCCGTATCACTCTCAGAAAGTTTGGGGACACTCTGAACAGTCTCTGTTATCCCAAGAACATCAACAAGATTAGGCTGACCTTCCTGGGCTATCTGCTCGGGAGTCTTGACCGGAAGAACCGTATCGCTCATTGTATCTCCTAGCCTGCGTTCTCAGACATCCAGTCAAGCAAGTCCTGGCCCTGTAATTCAGAGGGCGCTCGTCCTTTAAGAATATCTGCCTGCTTCTGTGTCTGCTTGGGCGAAGTAGGTTCTATCTTTGACTTGATTCCAGGAGTCGAAGCCGCCGGAGGAATCATCGCTTTCCCTCCAAATACCGTATCATCATAACTCGCCTTTTCGCTCTTATCAAGGCCATAATCTATATTGTAACGCTTCAATACGGCCGTACCCTTCTTCTCCCCAGCATCAACTCCAAATGCATACTTGCCATCTCCAGTAACTACGCACATCTCTGAACCAAACATCCGAGGGGTAAGGTCTTTCCAATTATATCCTTGGAGTTCAGGTATATTTTTATCCATTCCTTCCTGACACTTCTTTTTTATCAAAGAAGATATATTTATTTGAACCTGCGTAAATGGACGAGGCTCTGGCTGATTATAATATTGGTCACGTTGATAAAGAGATTTTAATGCTCCAGTATCTACAAGTTTATAAAAATTATACAACTGTTCTTCAAGGTCTTTAGTTTCTCCATCATTGGGTAGTAGCGCCATATCCCAATATTGAGAAGCATCAGACATAGCAACCGCAGTCTTAATAGCAAAAGCATTCAATTCGGACTCTTTCATCTTAAGACCCTGAGTGTCTTGAGCCAGCATAGCATCAGCTATAGTCATAAGACATTCATCTACCATTGAATATTCAAGAGTTGCCTTAGCCTTGTCTTTATCAGTAGCTATCTTGTTAAAAGCTTTCCCAAGTTTAGTTTTTGTGCCCAAAGTCCCACTAATATTCATTATTAATGTCTTATTAGTAGAAACATCCCTAAATGCTTTAATGTATCCATCATTATCCTGAATCTTACCCATCCTAAAATCATCCATAAAATTATTAACCACATCAGGAATATCGCCGCGAAGTTGAGTAACAGCAGCTACAAGCATCTTGCCCGTCATGTTTCCAGCAGGACCAGCATGATATGCCTCAAGAAGCTTCCCATATCGAGCCAAAGCCGTTCTCCTTTTATCGGCTTCAGTTGCACCCATTATCTTTATCTTTTCAAGCTGTTTCTGGATTTTAAGCCTTCCTTCCTCGGTATGTGCTTCGCCAAGAGCAAGGACCATCTGCCTATAATAACTTGCAGTTTTAGCATCAGCGGCCTGTTCTGGGTTCAATGATTCCCATGCAGTCACAAATGAAATCGCCTGCCTAACAAGTTCATCATCAACTAAAAGACCAACCTTCGCCTCAGCAGTCTGCCGCCAAGGAAGAGAAGATGTCGTAGACTTAAGTTGATTCATGGCCTGCTCATAGGACATCACTCCGCCCTTGATGCGATCGCTAATGTTTTTAAGAACACTATCCGCTGCCTTGTCTGCGGCATCAGAGCGGCCCTTGATATCGGTCTGCATGAAACTGCGTTGATCCTGAGTGGCTTCGGTATTGTCAAGTCCTTTCTGTGAAGCCTCCTCAAATGGAAGCGTAGGATCAGATGCGCTGGAAAGATTGGTCTCAACCCATCCTTTTGCCTGGAGCTGACGATAATCTATCTCGAACTTCTTTTTCTCGGTGCTTGAAAAGTATCCATCAGGAATGCTGTCAAGCAAAGAGCGATAACTCTGAGCTCGAAGCGCGGCAGAACCTGTCCCATTTTGTACACCAAATAATGACGCGGCGTACTCGTCTCGTGTTTCCATAATCATTTTCTGGCCCATTTTGTCGGCTACTTGGACACGGAACTGATTCTGGGAATTTGAATACATACGAGTAACGGCGTTACGGACAGGCTCGGACTGAATACTGCCAAGATCGCCCTGTATGCCTTGGGTATATTCATCGAGCCTCTGCTGCCAATTGTGAGTATTAATAGCCCGAGGATCATCAGGAGCTCTATCAAAATCCATAAGAAAATCAGTCTGCCGATTACTGATATTAACAGCTATCCTGTTAGATTCAGCAGTAACTCGAGCATCAAACAGAGATAGCAAACTATTAGAAAACTGCCCAAACGCCTGAGAAAGAGTTACAAGATCGCCAACAGCATCAGACGCAGCCATATTATCTCCTTAGAACCCATTAAATCTTAAACCACTTCTCGACCCAGAAAGCTGGAATGGAGATTCATAACTTCCAAGATCAAGGTTAAAACTACCAATCGACGGCACCATCGGAGACATAATCTTTGCAGTATTACTAATATTGGAGCCACCAAATTGCAAAGGAGCCGACGTATCAAATGCCGGAGCTACCTGGGGTATCGTACTAAAAGAAGTAATAGGCATAGCTTCCGTAGTCTCCGTAGTTGACGATTTTATTGGCCATTCTCCCCATTGAGCATTACCGCTTACCTTTACACCAAACTCCTGGATATTAGCTCCAATGGAGGCCCCAGAAAATACCCCAGTAGCCGCAGAGACCATAAAAGAAAATGGCGAAGAAAGATATCCAAGCCTTTCGTTTATTTGATCTTGCTGCTCTTTATTAATAGCCATCGCGTCTCTGATATCATTAATCGTCATGGCCCCTTGCATTGTCTCAAGGCCAAACTTCTTATTTACAATATCCGCCTGTTCAAGAAGAGCAGCCTTATTCTCAAGGATAGACTTCTCGACCATATAATACGGAGTTCCGCCTTTTATTCCAGACTTTCCAAGATTCGCCTCAGACTCAGAACCAGCTCGATATGCTTCAATAGCAGATTGTTTTGATTCTCTTGTTGCCTGCATGGCTCCAATAGTCATTTCCCCAGAAAGAATAGCAGACGTAGCATATAGTTTCCGTTTTAGATTCTTGTTCTGTAGATCAATTATTCGTTTCTGGCGACGCTGTTCTTCTATTCTATCCTCGTTCGATAATATACCGGCTATACCACCAGCAATCATCCCTCCAATAACCAACGGTCCCATATCTACTCCTCTTACGGAGAACCAGAAACTTCATATGAAGGAACAATTACCAAGATATTAACAGGCTGATCATCAGACGATTCTATCACAACAGACTGATCTTGACCATATGGAGCATCGTGTTCAATATTCATTGCTCCTGAATATGGATATATAGTGACTCCAAGGCTAGTAACAGGGAGCACAGAACTATATCCAGTTTCTACTTCTTCGTAGCCTCTCTTGACAGTAAAAACTCCAGAAGAATACAGGCGCACGTGAAGCGCACCGCCCCCTTTGTGAAGTCCTTCGGTCTCAATAGAATCTATTCTAAAACTTTCAAGTCGAGCGAGATAAACAAAACCAACCCAGGCCTCAGCATTAATTGGGATTGCAGTTGTGAGACCAGTGATAGAATCAACATACGTAGAAGACGCACCTCCAGTGAAGGTAGTAGTTCCTCTAACCTCGATTCCAGTTGAAGGCCTAAATGCTACATTTACGGTCTCTGTCCCAAATCTACTAAAACCACTTAAGGTCCCGCCCGATCCCGTAGAAGCCACATACTCAGAACTATCAAGATATCCGCGCCCTGAAAACGAAGATTCATCCATAGTCGAAAGACGCTCTATAAAGTATCGATCAACTCCATTTATAGCTCGGCTTACGACACAATATATGGCATCTTCATCATATGATCTAATCACAGCAATATTTATTATTTCGTCGCCAGCCCTAGTTCGAATCCTAGACCACGCCGGAACCTCACTGTTTGCTACAAGTCTAACTGCCGTACCATCTTCAAGATAAAAGAATACTTCTTGATGCGGGTCTTGTCTGAAATCAAACCCAACTATCTTCTCTCCAAACAAATGACCAGCATGCTCGGAGATATCAGATGGAGGCGTATTCGATCCTGGCACATACGATCGAACCACGCGCCTCGACGGCGAAATTGATATGATGGAATTACCGATAAATCTAGCCTGTATTGATGCTGATCCGCTTCGAGATACCTGAACCATCCGAGCATTCATCGCATTGCAATCAGCAGGCATAACCCATTCGGTAGTACTTGTCCCAATTACAAGATCGCCAGCAGACACCATCCACTGAATATCCTCGTTCTCGTCGGTCGCAATTTCAAGCATCATAGCGCTAGACGCACCAACCTGTTGCGTCTTGTCAATATCAGTTCTAGTCTCAGGCACAAGAGGATCAACCCAATCGGCAGCATCTTTTAACGATGTAACATCAAACTCTATGTCTTCAAAATAACAGAAATTTGAATGGTCATTGGGCTTGGAAAGATATAACATGTTTCCAGAACCAGCAAGGCATAGTCTACCCTGATGGTAGCATACATCTCTAGGATAATCACCACTATCGTAGAATGGAGTGATAATAACTCCAAGTTGTCCAATAAGCCCAGTGGTTTCTCGGGTAATCGTAATTTCGCCATCAGTATTTGGATACGCGAGCAAAAGCTGTTCTTCTCCGTCAACCAAGGTCTTTTGGGCATTTATTGGAGTAACTCCATTAAGTTGCATCGTCTGATCACATTGGTATATTTTGTCGCGCTTCATCCATGGAACAATTGAATCAAGAAGTACTGATCCAGAAAGTTTAGCTCCATTAATCGAGACTCCCTCAGATTCTATTGTTATAGAACATTGTATCGACTGAGGAGAGTCAGACGTTAATGTCAAAGTTCCACCAGTGTGATTTATAACAATCGTATATGATCCTGGAGCCCACGAAAGATATCCTATACCAACATCACTAGAACCAACAAGAACAATACCCGTATTTGCCGTAGGGTCAATTGCTATTGGAAAATTTGTCTCAGAGCCAATTGTATTTTTTATCTCAGTAATAATCGATATAAATGTACTTCCAGATGTCATACAGCTATCATTATTCTTTGTAAAATAATAACCAAAGGCCAGCCCCGCAAAATTGAGCGGGAATCGAAGCGTATGCGGAAAAGTAGTGGAATCATAGGTCAAAGTATACCGCAACGTCCTCGTAGGCAAATAACTATTTTCATATATCTTCAACTGAGTTGCATTAACAACCCTCGTTATCGATATACTGTTTACGGTATACTGAGTAGCCCCAACATATACAAAAGAATCATCGCATGTGTACGTAGTTCCACTAACAAGATTCCTTAAGGCATCGGCAAGATCGGCTGAATCTATTGTATCTCCTTCGTCTTCTGTAGATATAGGATTGTTATAGGCAACATTGCCAAAAAACTGATATGTGCCATATTCAAAAACAATAGTATGGTTGGTAGTATCAACATCAATTACTTTAATAAAAAATGCCGGATAACCAGGATGTACCATGGTTATCTCGGAACCATTTTGTGCATACTTTACTTTATATATATCTTCTTCGTCATACGATTGTACGAGCCCACTAGACCCATCAAGAGTTGTGATAGTAAGATCAGTAAGATCAACATTAGTCATATATACTGGGTCTATCCCGGCAGATACGTCGAGTATCTTTATAGCATTATCATAGAGAATAAGAACAATATCGACAGTATCACTTATGCTCCAAGGAATAAGACGAACATTACCTGTGTCAACAGGAGCATTGATCTTGTATTCCAAGCCTCCTCGCTTAAATACTCCACCAAGCCGTTCAGGTGCAAAGTTCGTAAGCTCACGAGCTCCCCCTGAATACATGGGCAGATCAACCCTGCCCTCCATCCGAGGGCTCAGTTCTCCAGAAGAAAAGTTAGTTATTACCGGCCTAATCATGATATCCTCGTAGTAGGACCGCCACCGACCCGTCTGTCTGTCCACCAATCGCCATGTTCATCAACTTGCCGTTCCTGAGATGCAACATTCCTTGCATTCTGCATAACCGCAGAGAACTCGGATTCAATTTTCTGCACGATCATCCTATCCTTGGTCATTATCATCGCTATTTTAGATGCTATTCTAAGAACCAAAGCATCAGTAAATGTCGGATCAAACTCATCTGGATCAAGTATCTGGTGTAAGTATTCAATCTCAAGAAGATTGTTTCCGCTATCATCAACAGAACTTACCTCTTCAGTAAGTATCCTCTTCATGGCACCACCGCCAACAGTCTCCCACATTGATTCATATGAATAATTTATCGACAATATTTTCAAGATAGGAATATAACAATATACATTAGAGATCGCGCCGGTAGTCGCCCTATCAATAGTTAACGTGTGAGTTGTATCGTCGACTGCTGTGATTGTACTATTCTCTCGAATGTTCGTACCCGAGACTCTTCGTCCAATATACTCATCTCCAAGTACAATCGTAGTTCCTCCAGGTAGCGTAAGAGTTGTGGTAGTGTCTCCGGTGACTCCAGTAAGGGCGAATCTATCATCGGCAATAAAGGCGTATCGTCCATCATCAACTGCATAATCATAATCTTCATCCTCTCTAGTAGCAGCATGACGGGTCGCAAAGTTCCATTCAAACATTCGAACAAGTTCGTCACGAGTAAACTCATAGACGGCCCTACATGCATTGCATTGCTTTGTAGTCTCAATTGTATCTCTAATACGATCGGACCCAATGCGAGCAAGGGCGCGATTGCAGATGTCTGCTTCTTTAATTTCATAGAGATAATCAAACGCCGGTATCGTAGTAGCAGCCATCTATTTTCTCCTTAAAAGTAAAAATGGCCGCCAGGATCGCTCCAAGCGGCCAAACCCCACTATCGCAGGTCTTTCTCCATACTACGACGTAGCGATCCACGCCTCATAAACGTTGGTGCCAGACGTAGTATTGGTGCCGCCAATGCGGAAATACCGGCGCAGTCCCGGAGGTAGAACCGCACGGACAACGATCTTGTCCTGAAGATTCGCCGCAGACGATACCGTAAACGACTGGATAGTCGCAAAGGATGAATCGTCAAGAGAATCCTGGAGAATGAACGTCTCAATAGACGCCTGTCCGAGAGTCTTGCACCTGATATACAGGTACAGTTCCCCACCGCCATCGGCATAGCCCTCACCGGTATTATCCAGCGTGGTACTATTTACCTTGCGAGTGTCGATCGCCGTCGAATAAATCGTTGCGGTCGTAGTAAGGGTAAGATACTCAGTGGTCGTCGCAGTCTCGCAAAAAACCCACTTGGCATCGATGATCATACCGTTTCTCCTTTTGTCCTAGCCTTAGCTGAGGATCGCCTCGTTCGGGGTAAGCGAATCAACTCGGATGAACGGAATGTCCATGAACGTGAGTTGCGGACGACCCCATACGTCCTGCATCGTGAAGAACATGTTCGCCTTCAAGTTAAGCCTCTTGCGAAGAGCCGCCATAATGGCCGGACCAGCGTAGAACGCACAATTCGAAGTATCGCCGCCAGGAAGACGCTCGATCATGTCGATAAGCGCCTTCTCGCCCTGAGTAGCATCGGTCGTATCGGAATCGAACGAACCAACGGCTACCGTAGTAGCGATATTGCAGAGGCGCTGCACACAGCGCTCATCAGCGATCGCAAGGCCAAACTCCCACGCGAAGTTCGTCATGACCGCGCGAAACGGCCTGGACGAAGCATCGTAGACCACCTGCTCTTTAAGGTCATTGACCTGTAAGGTGCGGGATACGGTCTTCGGATAGAAGCAGTACACGCCATCCTGACCCCACTTAATAAGCCAAATCGAGGACTGCACATTGGCGACAGCTCCAGGGACAGCCATGGCGCGCACGTTGTCGACGAGCGAAGCCGAAGTAGTCTTGGTGCCGTAACGGACGGACAGACCATTGATGGACTTCTGATTCTTGCCCATATCACCATAGTAGGTGGTATTGTCAAGGTCCCTGGTGGCGAAGAAGATTTTGTGGAACTGCTTGATCATGCCGCGCAGATACGCAGCTTCACGCTCGCGCCTATACGCGACCGGATCAGGAGCACGCTCCAGAATACGAATATCGATCTTGAGGTTGGATTCCATGCGGGCCATCTGTTCCCTGACCGGCACGGTGGACACAGCCTCAAACGCAGCGCCCTCATTCAGACGAACAAGAGACCCTGTCGGCTCAGACGTGAACCGAAGGAACTCATGCGAGGTATCGTCGTTCGCCTGGAACCACGGAGCCTCCTCCACGATCGGGAACCGACCGGAAAGAACATCGATGGCAGACATGTGACTGCCATCAGGCGCTTTGGTCCTCAGTACCTCGGGAAGAGTGTATGCACTCGCAATATCAAACGTAGCCATGCTTTACTCCTTGTGTCTCATTTGCCGCCGTATTTTTCCCTCATCCAATCATACGGATCAGCCTTCGGACCACTAGAAGCAGGAACCCCTCGTATAAACTGCGTATTCCCGAACTTCTCACCATAGGCGACCATGGCCTTCATAAACTCCACGTCGTCCTTGATGCCATCGGAAATGAGTCTGGCCCGAATCGAATCGGGGAAAAGAGCGCCAAGAGCAATCTCAGCCTTGGCCATCTTCGCCTCGTAATCCTTACCAAACTCGGCTTTCAACTTTGCAGCAACATCGACACGATTACGTTCTAGTTGGGCAGCGGCTTCCGCTTTCGCAGCCTCCGTCCCTCCCACAATAACGTCAACCGTATCTTTGAACTGCATCTTCGTCAGCCCAGAAGAATGCAACTTCTTACGCAAGTCTTCTACAAACTTAGGGTCCAACTTATCCGGCGGTACCTCATACTCTTCGACCGTTCCGGGCCGGCCGATCTTGGTGAAAAACTCACCCCAGTCTTCCGCCGAAGCGCCTTCTTTAGGGAGTGAGACCGAACGCCCAAGTTTACTCTCAAGCTCTACATACGACTTCGCAAGATCAGATTTCTCCAAAAACTTACGAAGCGTCTTCGAGGCCCGAAGGGGCTCGGGAAGGTCCTGCATCCACGCACGCTCTGGAAGATCACCCTGCTTCCCCTCTTCAGCGGGAGGCGTCTGATCGCCCTTCGGGGCCGGTTTTTCCACAGCGGGGGCCGGGTCCTTGATAGGCTCTGCCATCTAATCCTCCTTAATCATATAGTCCATATCCATAAGATTGTCAACTATCTTGACTAAATTATTGTCAGTCAATACCCCAAGCTCACAAAGAAGCCGCAAAGCATCATTTCTCCTAATCAAAGATTCCTCGTCATCCAGATTAATCGTCGAAAAAACATAATCAGATAAAAGATAAAGAATCTCCTCGCGACCATCAGGCGTATCATAAACACGTCGAAGATGCATCATCCTATCAATCTTATCCTTTGTCATTTATTCACCCCTCGCATTCTGAGACATTTCTCGGCTCAATGGCGATCCCGGTTCTGGTGCTACCGCCTTCGACGCATTGGCTTGAGCATCAAGACGAGCCTGTTCGCGCTCTGCCGCCTGGGCCTGAGCCTGACGGGCCTGGCCCTGAAGCGCCTCCGCTTCATTCTTCGCACGCAAGAACTTGTACGGAAGCCCCGATGAAACAGCAAGCTCACGTCCAGCCTCATTCAAATTAAAGTTGTATACAATAAATGGATCAACCTGAGCATACTGTAGCGTGGCAGAGAGCCCCTGATTGATCCCCTGAACCATCAGATACTTCCTCTGTGCCTGGGCAAGAGGACCACAATACACTACCTTGATAGCGATATTAGGATCAATTCCATCAGGAGCTTTTGGCATCCTGCCCTTCTTAACTTCATTAGCAATGGTCATACGAACCATCGGATCAAGTCGCTCTTCTTGCACCCGCCCAATAATAGGACCAAGCGCAGCAGCCCCCTCGGCCTTCAGTTCCATGACCTCCGTAGCCGTCCTCTGTCGCGATCCAGCCTGAATCTGCGACATGACCATGAAGTAATCAGTCCTGAAATGCTCACGGATCACCGCAATCTTCTGTTGCATTTCCTCCTTGCCATAGGGATACGCAAGCGTTGTAATTATCGGCTTTATTTCCTCTTCGCTTACCCGATATGAAATCCCTTCAGGCTTTATATGCAATTTCCCGCGCATAGCCTCCGGGGCAGAGATAGGCGGACGAGCTGCGAGCTGCGCCACATCAGCCATCGTCTTCGCCATAAGATTAATCATCTTAATATCGAAAATCGCATCCATTCCAGGCGATCGACCGTATACTTCACCCGGAGACTTCGAGAATCGCCACGCCTCAAACTGCTTCTCGTCTACCCCACCATTCTCAAGAAGTATTCCGCCTGATACCGCTCCCGACGCAGACGCCGTACCCTGCAAGATGTAGACAGAAGCGTATTCCTTTTCAGATTTAATTCGAGGTTTGTCAATCTCTTCTGAATCAATATTCACATCCCTCGGCCATTGCGCGTGAAGAACCCTAACTTTAGATTCTCCATTCGATGCCGCAGACTTCTTAAAATTGTCATCTACCGCGTCCGGGAACTGATCAACCACCTGCCGCATCGTCATCTCAAAGTCACGATAGAGCGTGTCAACTTTCCCAAACCTGTTCTCGGAAATATACACTTCTCTTAAATGCAGCGGAATATAGGTAGGATATTCTCCCTCGTCCTCCATGACCATAACGGAGGTTCCAAGAGCCGAACAGTCATGAATATCCTCACTAATAGCATCATAGAAGTTCGATTTATCAAACACCCGATAGAGATGCTGCTTACACAAATCAAGATGCTGCATTAGAGCCTTGTTGTCACGATCCTTGGAATCAATTGGCTGCAAATCAAGCCAATCAATAGACGGAGCGCACAACCACCCAAATATCCCATCAGCTAATTTATTATGTGACGCAATACCCGTCCCATCGAAAATAAGCTCGCCGAACGAATCAGTGTCCGTCTCAAAATTCCACCCCGCACGGCATGGATATAGATAATCTGTTATCTCTTCCCAAAGCGACTCGTGCCTACGGCGCTCTTCCTTGAGCCTAGAGAAAACATTTAGGACGTTTGATACTAGCTTTTTATCCTCTGCTGATTCTTTACGTGTTTCCATATCCTAGCTCCTCATATACTCAAACGTATCAAATGCATATCCAGTATCTTCTTCCTCTTCGTCGCCCGGAAGATAATCCTCGCTTCCGCCGTTAGGGAAGAATGTATTCAAATCCTCATCAAAAATCCGCGATGCACAATCAAGCATGTCGTCGTGCGTCATGTAGGGGAATTGCAGATATTCATCATTGATAAAGTCTTGCACAAGATCGCGTGACTCGTGCTCGTAGTTCGTATGAAATAACCTCTCAGGCATATAAAATCGGCCATCCTGCATAATTGGCTGCAAACGCTTGATCCTATCTTCCTTCGACTTGATGCCGCCAAGGGGTGTAATATTAAATCGATACTGATTACGGGTCATCTGGTCCTTTATATAATCAATATCCGTCTGCATCCCATATTTCTCATACCCGACATTAATCGGATGGTATTGCTGATGAAGTTTGAAAAGACATCTCGATCGCTCAAACATCGACATCTTATCACGTATAAAATCAATCGTATAATAGTTCCTGTCTGACGCAAGTCCATACACCCACATGACCGTATAGTCGGAATTTTTCTGCTTCGCATTCGCCGGATCAACAAGGATGTATCGATTCATGTTCTTCCAGTACGAATCAGATCGCGGACTCCAGTATTGCAGCCATTCAAGCTTGAATACCTCGTCGCCCTCCATTACCGGCTTAAGGAAAAGCTGGCAGCTCGACACATAGGGACCCATGTCACGTACCTTCTCGGCAAGTCGTTCCCGGGTCCATAACACCGGCTCCCCAGTTACTGTCCCGTCTTTCGTCGCTGGATATATCCTCGGCTTCGCCGCACCACGCCTAATTAAAACCGTATACGTGTCGGCATAGTGATAGAACGTCCCTATCATCCATCGGCGCCCCCCAAACTCAGAAGTCAGGTTGAACGACAGCGAAACAGCCTCCGTCGTCTTCTGAATCATCTCAGGAGTGCCCACTGACGTGGGAACTACTACGTCATCGTACACGCAGAGCTTAAAATGTTTACTCGTTGGCTGTCCATCAACCAGCCCCCATGCCTCAATCGTCTGTTCCTTCAATATTTCCGTGCGCTTTACGCAGATTCCATCGTCCTCAGACCATTTCGGCGCCTCTTTTGACGGATCAGACCAAAAAATCTCAGGAAATAACTCCTTTAATCGCTCGTTTGACTCAAAATGCTGCTTAATCTGGCGCAAAAATGCCTTCGCAATCGGCCTATTGAAGGAAAATATCGCAACCGTAATATTTTGATCGTTCAATATGGCTTGAATGACAGCCGCAAGGGTGATAATCGTCGATTTCCAGTGTTCCCGTGCCCATAAATCCAAGTATCCATCGGGCTCAGCCTGGAACTCTCGGCATCGAGCATACACCCACTCGTTGTTCGCGGGCGCAACGCCAAGGATGAACACCAAAAGAAAGAATAAATCACTCTCCGCAAGTTCCCGGTAGAGTAAATCAAGCTCTCCACGTTCGGTAGCCTCCTTCGTAAGTATCTTATACTGCTCAAGCGCTTCCACCCGAGTCATTCTTCAGCCTCTTCGTCTTCAGCCTCTTCGTCTTCAGGCAGCAACTTGAATATACTGTCCACAACCGATTTCATCCCCGGTGATAGCTTCTTCTTCCCTTCCGTCTCATCAGACAACTGCTTCGCTATAAGCGACATCTTCCCTAAAGTCTCTACAATCCCCCGCCTTTCCCGTATCGCCGCTACTGCCGTTGGATAGTACTTCAACTTTCCTGCTTCCATCACTTCATCGTATATCCTGATCGCACACTTCCGTATATCCAGCATCTCATCATAGAAATTTAGTGCCTCCTCTCCCTTCTTCATTAGCTCGCCTTTGATTCTTGTGTCATCCCATGCCGCAAGGGGACGAGATGCGTCTTGCCCATCCAGCGCATAACTCCCGAGCGATCCACGAGGTAGTTCCGATATACCTCCCTCTCTACTCCGCAGCTTGTGTCGATATAACTCCGCAACTCTTTTCTCCAGTAAAGCGGGGATACGCGGGATAAGAGCTCGCGCGGAGAGCTGCCCAAGGGCATCCTCCCCTCCTTCCGGTATATCGCCCATGAACTTGGCACCACAAACCTCCTTGAACGCTTCCATGTATACCGGCCAAACGTGCAACGCCGCGTGACGCTCAACCACCTTTTCCGAGAATCCAATCTTTTTCGCTACTTCACTTAAGGGCAGATCGTCAATAATCATCCGGTCATACGACGGACTTTGCGTGTTGTTGCATAAAGGACAGAGCCCGTCCGGCGCACCCAGTTCCGGGGCGTGAAACTCATGCGCTCCATCATCAAGTCCTGGAAGACTTTGACCGTAGGGACCCAAATCGCCGTCCCGGGCTCTGAATCGACTCACGCCGTAAGTGTATATCTAATGCGTTGTCATGTAAAGAGAAAATTGCACCAAGGAAGAAAATGAGAGAAGAGGGAGAACGGGTGCGTTATAGTGCGTCATGGAAAGTATGATGAAGGGGGCGGGAGGGGAGAGAGGGGAGAAGGGGCTCCCCCAGCGCCCGCCCGCCCCGCGCCCAAAGTCCCCCCACCCAGGCCCCCCCCTCCCCCCTTCCGGATTCCGGGCCCTAGGGACTGGGATTCCGGGCCCTGCCACACGCACACATGACACATGACGCTAGGCTGTGGGAGCTAGGGCCTTGTGCGCGCGGACGCAGGATTGTGGGGCCTAGGGGCGTGCGGGAACGGGATTGTGGGCTTTTGGCGCACATACTATGCAAGTGTATGATAAATCATACACCTTTTGATAGTTTGAGGGTTACAGTGCAACTATCGAAACTTTTATTGCTTACAAGGTAATGATTCTAGATAGTTTGTGAGATTCGACAGTTTTTCCGGGTATTTATTTTATAGGTATATATGTATATACATATATATGGATTATATATGTTATATAAAATAATAATACCAGATAAACGTACAAACTCTCAAACTATCTAGAAATCACGCCCGCTTATATGAACCAAAAGTTCATGTCTTCACCTAACCCGCAATACTCCAAAACCTCCAATCCCCAAATAGTGCAATAGCTATCGCTACCACCAAGAATTACACTACACCAGTGTCGCCTAACCAAAAACACCCAATTTTACAAGTGTAAAGGATTTTGTCAAGTGTAGCGTTTAGTATTCGTCACATAGTCTACACACAATCTACACAATCGTGAAACCCGAGTCTGTATATAAATACCCAAATAAACCCTCAAACCCTCAATACCATGACACTTTCAACTATTTTGTCAAACTGGGCATGACATATTCGTATATTTTGTCAAACTCAAGATTGACACAATCAGTAATTTTGTCAAACTCCAGCATGACACTTTATGCCATAATGTCACACTCACACTCAAACCCAGACAATCCCGCGCCCCGTGTCAACCTGTCGGCGTATCCTCGCCACTGCTCGACTTTGACACATTCGACATTTTTGTCACGCCAAGCCCGACACTCCGACATTTTTTGTCAGTTTGCGGCGCCCCTGTGCCGTTTTTCACTCCAAAATCTCCACTTTTGCCGGCAATTCGTTTTGCCAAAACGACTTGCCCACGCTGTGCCGATTTTCACACAAGCCACTTTTTTCACACCCAGGATTTGCGATGGATTGGAGATTTTTGGGCTGTGGACAAGTTGTGCACAACTTTTTTTGCGATTTTTTCGCCTTCTATTTAAGAACACGCGCGTGCGCCTGCCCGAGCGTGCGCGTATTTCCTGTCAAGAACGTGAATTACGCGAATAAAAAACGAGTTGGCACGCGAGTTATGCACAGGTTTTCCCCTTGTGGATAAGTCCTGTGGAAAACTTGTGGATAAGTTTTTTGGCGCGGCGTTTGCAATGGGTTTCTCGCCGGCCGGAAATCGCCGAACAGCGATGCTCGGTCCGACAGTCCTACATGTGTAGGACTAAGACCCTAAGAAGGCTGTATATAATACAGCCAAAGGATGTACCAAATGGCAGACGCCATCGAAGTTCAGGGCAAGAAGAGCACGAGGAACGAGCCGTTTGAGATCAGGTTCGGGAAGTACGGCGTCCTGACTGCCGAAGCTCGCTTGACCGAGAACGGGAATGCGTTCTCGTCGGGGAGCGAGGGATACTTTGCTGGCGGCAAGATCGACATGGGCAACGGGGATAAGTACCAGGTCACATGCTCGATCGTCCGCATCGGCTCAAAGCCGGCCAAGTAAAGCAAACATCGCCTACGGGTACGGTATCCCCCCACCCGTAGGTCGCAGATGGGGCGCTACGGCCGAAGGGCCTAGCGCCTAATGCGGCGATCCGGTCCACAGCCCGGTCGATATAGATTTTATCTTGTGCGGTTATAGGTTTTATCTTGTACGGATATAGATTTTATCTTGTGCGTATAAAGGGGGAAGAATGAAGGCCTATAAGATCATCTATGCGACCGGGAATCTAGTAAGGACGTATGAGGAGCTGATTGTACAGGGCAGGTACGAGTTGAATGGCACGGTACAACGGCTCATCGGGAAAGGGCACACAATAGCGCGAATTGCTCGAGTAGCATAAATCGCAGAGGACGGGTCGATAGACCCATAATGCGGCTAGCAGGTTTCCAAGCCCTGCTAAATATCCCCCGCATTCCTTGCGGCCATAGAGGCCGTCAAGGAAAGAGGGCAAAGCCCTATGAAGACGTTTACGATTGATTGTTTTCAGAGTGCGCTGGAATATTTTCAGTACATCCGGGCCTACAGGCATCAATTTCCCGAGGCGTGGGAAGAGATGAAACCGGACGTGGAAAGTTTCCGGGACGAGTACGGCCGGGACATGAACGGATGGGACATGGATACGAGGGCAAGATTTACGGATTCCATGGTCCATAATGCGGCCCGGTGGTACATAGCCGCCGAGGAAATAGCATAAAAATTTAAGCCTTTAGGAATAGGCCTTCTGGGGCCTATTCTCAAATGCTTATCTAGGGGGAACGGGAATGACAGAAGAGGAATTACGGGAGCTGAAGATGCGATCGCTCACGACGGCATCGATCGTGATAAGCGCTGCATCGCTTGCGCTTCTTGTGGCTCTTATTGTACTGCTATTGATGATAGGTTGGTAGGGGGAATATATGGCTTCAAAGTTTGCCGTTTATCTCCATGAGCTACTAGACCATGGGGAATACAAATGGGATGAGAAACAGATTGATTCCCTAAGGCGATTTATTTCCGACGAGCATACGGTGGCTGGAGAAGAAGAGTTTATAACGGATGCGTTATTCAGGGCGATAGAATCGGGGGAATATTCGACAGACCATTTCCGGATGGCGATGTATGTCTATGCACGAGCGCTTGAATGGCTCATATTCCCGTTAAGCGTTGGGGGCGAATAAATGGGCGCCATAATACAGGGGACACGTCCGAAGGTCTATCAAAAACGGATGACCGACTTGAACGAAAGCATAAATGAATTATTGAAAAAGGATATCTTGACCGCTCGAGACATAGATAGAATCAGAGGCGTTATATTCCAGGCCAAGGAATACGGTCTGAGGTATGAGGCATATCGGGCCTTGGAGGATAAAATCTCTATAAACAATCCCGATGCAGGACTTGTTATCACGAGGAGAAAGTAACCATGGACCTCTATCTTATTCCTGGCTATAGTCACATGGACATATCGGGCCAGATTTTCTTCGGATGTCTGGCCGCATTTGTGGTGGTAAAGACACTTCCGCGTATAATCTACCACCTTGCCCGCCTTTATTATGCGATAAAGAAGGGGATATGAAGGAACAAATAAAAATGGCTATTGCCCTTATATGCTCAATAGTGATACTGGCGTTGTGTTTTATATTAATGGTTGTTGTAGCTCTATTATAGGAGAAGAATAAATGGAAATACTTGGATATAGGAAAAGTATAATAAGCGCAGGAACCATCAAAGGTAAGTTATTGGTACGCAATATAGGAAATGAAGATAAAATGTTATCATATACAAATAACAAAAAGCTTTGTTCTGGAGATTTTGTATTACCCGAGGGCCGGGTAAGTGTTGATAATATTCTTAGGTTCAAGAATATGTGCCTTGTGGTAGGATTTTTAGATAATAGTAAAGTTCTTTTATTTAATGATACGTGGTATGAAGCGAAGGTTGAAAATCCAAGCTTAGAAGGAATTGATTATACTGGAGCTGAAATAAAATATGAATTTGGGCACAAGATATTAAGAATTAATAATATTGTAAGAATAGGTATAAAGTATATCATTTGTTCCCCTGATGTTTGCGCACAGTGTTATTTAAAAAGTAGCAATAAGTGTAATCCGATCATAGTAGCAGAGCCTAAAGACTTATTGCAAACATGCGATAAGTATAGGGAATATGAACAAGAGCCATCGGAAGGAGGTTAATTAAATGGCAAGAAAGTACAATGACAACTCAGTCGTCTATTGCATGATAGACGGCAGACAATGGATTGGGATGGTTGTAGGATACGATTCATCGTCGAGGCGCAAGCATCCGTATCTCGTATCTCTCGAAGGCTTCAAGGGCGGCCACAACGGAACTCCGCACCAGACATCGAGCTACAAGGGGGAATACCATTGGGTGGGGTCAAAGTCCTGTCTGTGGTTCAAGGAATCGAGCCTTTCGGAGTTCTCGATCGACACTCCGAAGAGCCCCACGAGTTCCGCTTCGACGAGCCTCGATCCGATCCAGGACCCGTATCTGGAAGTTCTAGCGATGCTCAGCTAGAGAAACCGCATGGCGTGGCGCGTATGCGTCATGGAAAGTAAGACAGGCAAGGAGAATGGACATGGCAAAGAAGGAAGTGAAGCTTATCGATTTCCTGCGGAAGAAGGGCGCGTCGGCCATCAAGACTCTCTCGTGGCCCTTTCAGCTCGCGGCAATCAAGCGCTCGTTCGAACGCGTGGCCGATGAGGCTCTCCGGGCAAAGGAGATCATGGAGAAGGCCGTCCTGGACCTGGAAATCCAGCTCGTCAGCGCCAGGGAGGACGACATGCCGGCGATCATCAAGAAGATCGCCGAGGAGAGGCGCAAGTTCGACATGTCCGTCAAGATCGCCGAGGACATCCCGGCGCTCAAGGACCATCTCTTCGACTCGGTAGTCACGTTCGACGATAAGGACGAGGACGACGAGCCGACCGTCAAGACCTCCGAAAAGGTCGCCGCAAGGGCCGACACCAAGCGCAGGTAAGGAAGATCGAGTCTAGTGGTTAGGAATAATCGCTCCCGTATGGGAAGCGAACGTATAGACTTGGAGGTACCTATGGTCCCTACTCTCGTACAGGTTGACAAGGCGCGCAAGGCCTTGGCCAAGAACATGAAGGCCGCGAACACGAAGTTCAGGACTGACAATCCGGACTACAAGGACATCGCACTCGACAGCGAGGACGTGAAGATCATCGCGGGGCTGGCTATCTACGACGATGGCCGCGCCATGTCGCCTGAAACGGCCATGGCACTCGCCGAAGTCCGTAAGGATTTCGTACTGGCCGAGCGGAGCACCGAGACGCTCGACGTACTGTCCGTGAAGAGCGAGCAGAATGTGCCGGAGAGCGGGAAGTTCACGCTGACCGCCTACCTTGCGGCCAAGCGCTACACGGTCGGCGGCAAGGTCTGGAAGCGCGGCTACCAGAGTCCCTGTGACGACGAAGGCCCGCTGAACGGCTTCATCGATGAGCGTCACTCGGGGTTCCAGGTGCTTCGCGCCAAGGGGATTTTCCAGCTCATGACGGACGATGAGATCGACGCGTTCGTCACAAGCTACGAAATCATGGACAACGATTACTTTCAGCTCTGCCTGTAAGGCAGACGATGCCCAGGTAGGGGACCTATAGAACTGTCGAAAAATCCTGAGCGAGTAGCGCTTCCGAACGGGTCCTATTAAACCCTTAAGGATTCCCCAAAGCTGGATTATTTTTTGACAGTAATGCGGCTGGGCGGGTTCGAATCCCGCCCCATTGATTAGGGTTTATAGGACCCGTAACGAAAGAGATAGTATGAGGGGAGTAGAATTATGAAGAAAGAGAGAGGGTGTGCAGGATGCGGACATATTCATACCGAAGGTGAACCAGAATATAGCAAAATAGAATCTGGGAAATATTATTGTCCATCATGCCTAGAAAGGAATACCGAAGAATGCGGAATATGCAAAAAACGTCATTACAATAATTATACCCATGCAAGACAGATATATATGCCCGGAGGAGTGCTACAGTGGTTACACGTATGTAAGAAATGTTTAAGCAAAGATATAGTGAGATGTGAACACTGTGGAACCTTGATACTGAAGGAATATTCAGAAGCAATAAAAAACCCAGAAGGAAAGATTTTGTGTCCCGAATGTCTTAAAGAGTACCATAAATGCGAAATTTCAGGCGACTTTTGCCATGAAGCAGAAATGAGAAAAATAATAATGTTTGACAAATCATTTATATATATTAAGAATGATTTATGGTCTCCACTCGTAACAGAAAGATACAAGGTTGGTCAGTGTTGTTTATGCGGAAATAACTATTCTAAAGTTAATTATGACGATGTAATTATAAATAGAATAGAAGGACATACGTCAACGCTTTCCATATGCCCCATTCATAAGGATGAGTTTGTTACAGTAAAATGCAATCACAGGGAGCATAAGACACAATACCATATCGTTTCTGATTCGTTTATGCAAAAACTTAATGTTGTTATCGAAAGAATAGAAGGAACACAAAAAAGGGATAGTGTTGATATAGACGGCATACCTCTTTCACCTTCAGAGATATTTGCACCATCATACCGACCAGGTTATGGCAGTGATTCTACGACAAGAGTTACATTGACAAGAGTTACATTACCACCTTCTCAGGTCGAAAGAGTTATTCAGGGCCATACACCATCGGAAATGATTCCATTCGCGTTTACCAAACATCTTAAAAAACAGAACATAAAACAAGGAGATATAATATGTAATAGCTGCTTTTGCGGAGTGTTATCAGAATTTGATTATACATTATTAAACGAAAGAGGTAATGGCGGGAGTTTTGTAAACTCAAACCATTCATACTCTCCTGGATCGCTTTTCTTTCACGGGGAGTCCGAAAGAAAAGATGATTTATTTATGGGATTTGAACTAGAGGTAGACTGCTATAGTTCTTTAGACCTTAATGCTATTGCAAAACGTATATATAAAAATGTTGGAGCAAAACATGTATTTATAAAGCGTGATGGATCGCTTTCGCATGGGTTTGAACAAGTAACACATCCATCTACGCTTAAATATATGATGGAAAATAGAACTCGATATGAGAACCTATTAAAGATACCAAAGGAATCAGGAATGCTATCACATGATATTGAGACATGCGGACTACACGTCCATATAGATAGAACGTTTTATGGTGAAATATCTGAAAATAGAAAGATAAAACTTTGCCAGCTTGGCGTACTTACTGAATTATTTTGGCCTGAATTATTTATATTCTCACGCCGAAAAGGAACCAGTGATATGCACTGGGCGAAGAGAATGTTTAATATATCTTTTCAGGCAAAGATTATTGCAACTGGGAATATAGAAAAAATGATGGAAGAATGGTTCCGGTATATTGATCACGCTGAGGTTGATAGATATCGAACGCTTAACATGAATAGAAGTAATACGGCAGAATTTAGAATATTCCGAGGAACATTAAATCCTATAACATTTTGGGCCACCTTGCAGCTCGTAGATAACATGGTAAAAATAAATAAAGAGACACATATTGCAGATATCTTGAAACTGAAATGGCTTGATATAATTAACTATGCGCGCTATACGGAACTACTTGATTATAACTCCAGGATGATTGGAGAAGGATGGGACGGAAAAAAGAAAATAAAAATAATGCAATTAGCCGACGAAAACTCCAGAATGGTGACTCTCGAAATCCCCCAGTCAATAGATAAAAACAATATCAAAATAATAAAATATATTACTTTAATGGCCAGCTCGATGATGGTAAAAATGATAACAAAAGAATATGGATTGAAATTTATAAAAGAAGGAGAAATGTGGGCATTCGTCGAATATGGATCATCCAGTGATGAATTTAAAAGGCTTACTAATATTCCGATAGATAATAGCAAAATAAAACTCAATAATGATGGATCAATATCAGTGGATAATTCAGACCAGAATATATATATATAGATATTGATCTATTTAAGAAAGACATAATAACAAAAGAAATTAAAGATTTATTCAATTCCTATACGGATATAAAAGTACGTGAAGGGTACGCCGCAATAAGGGAGGACGAATAAATATGTGCATCATCTGCGCAAAACCAATTGATATTACAATTCCTTCGCGTGATACATTTGCTGCATGCTTCGAAGCTAATCCAGATGGAGCAGGAATAGCATATGCCCATGAAGGCAAGGTGTATCTTCATAAAGGTCTCATGACCATTACTGATTTTAATACAAAGCTAGAAGAGATAGAAACACTTATTGACACTCAAAAAACTGCAATGATATTTCACTTCCGCATTGGAACGCATGGATCAAAAAATAATCCTATACACACCCATCCATTCCCTCTCGTTGAAGATTATGAGACAATGGAAAGATTGAATGGTGTATATGATTCAGTAGTAGTTCATAATGGAGTTTTAAACATTGGAACACTAGCAGGATCATGCACAAAATCATATCAAGACAAGGATAAAAAAACTGGACCAAGTGATACAATGGAAATGATATCGAATATTCTTTATCCAATATCTGTCATAAGTGGATGGGAACAAAATAAAAAGATAAAGAAACTATTAGAGCATACCTTCGGGTATAATAAGATATTATGCCTGAATGGAGATGGGACTATAGCGACACTATCGGGAGAGTTTGAAACTTGTGATGGCGTTATGTATTCTAATAAGACATATATAAAAAGAGTTCCAGTAAGCACAAATATAAATTCACAAGTATCATACGACAATTACGAGCCAGAATATTATACAAATTCAATAAAGAAATATAAAGATGAATATTCAAAAAAGGTAGCATCTATCGTAAATATTGCTAGAAAAAACTTTAATGGGCAAGATGGAGGATTTGATGCAATAATAAGATTCGACCTTCTTAGATGGTATATACCCATGAGACTAACAATCGCAACACGAATGGACTACAAAACATTTCATGATTTTTATATAGTCGATCCTAGTATAGGAATATATGTCAACAGAGCATATAATAAAATATATGTATATAATCATGAAAACGATACTTTAACATTCCTTGGATGCTTAAAGACATATGAAACATTCTCTAATGATTTTTTATACAATTCCGTATTGTTCGGATATACTTCGGATTTTAGAAAATCAGGAGCCTTATATATAGCACCGATATATAATTCTTCAGCTCATTATTGGATTGATAGATGGAAGGTTCGATCATATGATATAGTATTAAAAATGATGTTTGATATGATGAATGAGATCCAATGCATTGAATCAATGGAGCAGGAGACAACAGACAGCATCAAAAGCGAGGAGAAGGATAAATCAATAAACGATAAGCGAACAAAGCGAAACGGAAATAATAAAAACAAGGTTATTCCTATCAATAAGAATGGAATTAGACAAGGAAATCTTCTAGACTATGCGAAAGGAAACCGATATAATGAGTATTAAGCGGTTTACCGGAGTATACTTCGATGATAATCTATCATCATCAGTAATGCTTGCAGTAGGCCGTACCAATGGTAAACTTGTATCATGCTTTATAGAAGGAGGTAAGGTACAATATATTAGAATATTAGGAGAACCTAGTGCCGCGTACTTAGAAACAATACAAAAAGAGATGCCGAAAACAAATAAGGCATCTTATATATGGAAGTTTATTACAAAGTTATATATCAGCCTAGAGGCTAGAGGATTATTTGACGGAGCATCACATGAGAAAAGCAGGGGAACTAGCCACGATGATAAGGTCAGGGAGGTTAAACTATGATCCTTGTGAGGCAAAAAAATGATACGAGACGCTATTTGCTTCATATTGGGATCAATATTGATATACGGATTTACTAGGATCGAAGAAGTATTTGAGATACTTAGGATGATAGGAATACGCGATGACAGTTTGCCAAAAGGAGGTAAAGATGAAAAACATTAAAAGAATTATATATATCTTACTTTTTTGTGGCACATTATCAGCGTCAACTCTTGTTCCGTATAAAGAGCCAGAGGCCATGATAAAGACCGAATATGTCCGAATATATGAATGGGGGCAAGGGACTCCTCCAGAATATATGCCAATTATGGGCGTATGGGAAAAACAAGTAAACAATGAAGGAACAAGAAAAACAAAAGAAGAAATAACAATAAACTACGGAGAAGAAATGAAGACGTATATATGCTATAGAATCGGCAGAAAATATTATATATCGAATCCGTCGGGAGAATCACAGTATCTTACGAATAATACTCCTTTTTGGTGGATAGGTTTGCCGGGAAGAGAATGGAGATAGGAGAAAAATTATGGTATTTAAAGTGAACGATAGAGTGAGAAGAAACGAGCATGGGTGGTGCTGGGGAGACCAGGATTGTAATTTCACGGGGGCCAAAGTATTGGGAACAATAATTTCCATAGATAAGAATTGCGTGTTGCCTTATACAGTACGGTGGAAGACAGGAAGAAAATATATGTATGACTCTAAAAGTTTATTAGGTGTATGCGAATGTAAATATATGAAGTCATGTTATAATGCGACTATTGACCTTTGTTCGGAGGCTATGCTTGATCCTCCGCTATGTTATAAGGAATATGAAACGATAGGGAGATAGTATTATGCATATGGATTATTTTGGATATAAACTTGGCGATAGAGTAGAAAGGAATAAAGAAAATTGGGTATACGGAGAACAAGATTGCGACAAGAAAGGCAATCCGACAATAGGAACGATAATAGAATTAAAAATGTCAGGACTTCCTTATAGAATAAAGTGGGATACTGGAAATATAAACGTGTATTCAGAAGATAGCATAGTGTTGCATACTAAATGTAAAAATAAAGAAACATGCTATAATAAAAATAGTGGAGCATGCAATAAGTATGATAAAAATAGAGAAATACAGGCATGTTATAGAGAATATGAATCGGAATGAGGAGGCCCTCAATGATTAAGCGCATAGACGAAACTCCGTGGACTCTTAATATGGATAAAGCAACAAACATTTTAGCCGGATGTGGTAGTAAGGCAAATGAGCGTTGGGCATGCCTATATAATTCAGCAAATGTATGTACTCAGGGTTTCCGTACACCTCCATTGCCCGAGACAAAACGCTTGATACGACAACTCACTGCGAGACGAGGAGGACTAGGATGCCCGAGACGAAACGCCTAAATGACTACGACAACTCACTGCGCGTCGGAGGCGAAGCGTGTCCGTTATGTCACCAATTGCATACCTCCAGTGCATGCCCTACACCCAATCCGTTGCCCGACGCGAAACGCGACGAGGGGCCGAGCGCCTATCGGTTCGGATGGTTTCCACGAAACAAATATAGAGACCTCGTGTTCTACGTCGAAGCGGATCAGGGAATGAATCGGCAACTATTCGAGATGCCCGATACTCCCGAAGCCCGCGTGCTCATGTCGCAACTCGCCGCCCCCGCCTCGCAGTCGCAGAACGCACGGAAGGCGAATATTACTCAAATACGTTTATGGATCGAGCAAGTCCCTACCGTTTATGAAGAAGGAGCCAAGGGCCGGCTTATCTACTTACGCGATAAACAGCATGTTCTTGCCGCACTTGCCCGCCTCTCCGCTCCCGCCGAGAAGACGGTGCCGATGGCGATGATCGAGGAGTTCGGCCGTTACATGATTGGAGGGCAGGACCGCGTAAGGGAAATATTTGCTCACTACGGTTACAAGGTGGAGGACTAATCCATGGACTACGACTACGATGCAATCGCGAAAGAATTACAAATAAAGCTTAAGGGTGGTGGGAAAGAGCGCGGACTACTTACCAGAGAAATCGCCGTCATTCTCCGCGACCACTTCCCGCCACAGGCCAAGTCGGAACAGAATGCGCGGGCGCTCGACGACGAGCAGATCGATAGAGCCCTAGATTGGGCGCGATCTGGTGGAGACGATGACAGCCCCTCAAGTGTCTTGGCTGATGCTGTTCAAATACTACGAGCCCGCCTCTCCCGCCCAGCGGACGCGGCGCTCAGGGAGCTGATCGAATCGGCAGATGCAATGGCCGACTCGATGCCGATACCTGAGGACTACGCCGTGGCCATCGGGAGATATCGGAGAGCCCGCGCCGCCCTAGCCTCAAGCCCCCGCGAGGACGCAGCGATTAATGCGGCGCAGAGCGCTGACCGAGAGTGGATACTAGACAGGTATCACAATGGCGTGTGTATGGCCGAGGGTGCACGCGTGCACGCCGCCTCCTTCGATGAGGCGGTGAAGAAAGCAAAGAAATTATTTCACGAGACCGATTTCCGCAATGACAATTTCAAGGAACGCCCGGCAACTCCTTATGATAGGCCAGACATGCGCGAGGACGACAAGGAGGTATCGGAATGAGATGCGCTATATGTGAAAAGCCTAACGCTACCTACAAGTGCAGTAACTGCGGTGTGTGGTTCTGTGTGAAATGTGCAGAAAATCAGTGCTTCGAGTGCGATTGTTTACCGCAACCAAGAATTATCCTTGCTACTGACCTAAAGAAAGGAAGGAAGAAGTGAGCGCCCTAACCGACAGAGCGCGGGAGCTGGCCTGCCAATTCTGCGACATCGACATTGACCAAATAGAGGACTATGGCACCGACGCAATCGCCAAGGTTATGAAGATAGCTGAATCCGCCCTCCAGCGCGAATGGGACGAAGGATACGCCGCAGGCTACAACGCTGAGCAGGGCGACCTTGCTATGTTACTAAAGCGCGAACGGGACGAGGCGGCGGAACGCGCGGTGACGTGGATGCAGGCGAATATTGCAAAGCACAACCTGAGCGATCAGGGCCTCCGCGCCGCCATCCAGGGCTCCGAGCCTCAGGGCGAGCACGGCCCCGAATGCGATTGCGACTCATGCCGCGACATCGCCGCGTTCGACGTTGCGGGATTCTTTGGCACCAAGAAGTCCGAGCGCCCCGCGCCGACGGGCGGAGAGGCGAATCTCCTCGACATCTTTGTCTGGCTCCTCGGCTATACCGACTTACCCCCATCCGAGCCAGAGCGGCGCTACTCATGGCGAAGCGATCTGCGCGGAAAACTCAAGGCCATAGGAATATTTGATGCTGTAACCGATCGCGCCAACGCCTTAGCCTCGTCCGCGAGCGCGGAGGAGGGGGAGGGATGAGGCGGAGATATTGCATCGAAGGATGCGGGCGAGAAACAGGAGCCTTTGCGGGAACCGGCCGGAAGAATCCTTACTGGTGCCCAGAGTGTGACGAGGTTCGCATAAAGCGAGTAACCCGGCAACTAGAAGAACTTGTCAACCGCAAGCTTTGGTCTATGTCGGACTACGATAAGCCCGCGAGCGCGGGGGAGGGAGAATAAGGAATGAATGATACCTATAAGATAGATCAGATAATAGCACCATCGGATAACAGGGATTGTCCACGGCATATGTGCATAACTGGTCCACTTTTTTCTACCAAAGACTCCACGAGCCATGACAAAAATGAGGCGGAGGATAAAATAACAGTAGGAACGTTTTCGCGCGAGTCAGGATATGACAAAATGCTTATATGCGAGGCATTAATAGAGGCTGGTCTATTCCCTTGTTTCAATCACGGAATATTTAGTCAATGGTTTAATTATGATGACGTTATTAGCGCTGTAGAAAAATCAAGTATACCATTCAATTATATAAGCATCTATAGGATAGAAAAAGAATACCATGTAAGCCGAGAAACTATTTCCGAGGCCCTAAATCAATTACCAACGATACATAAATATACATATAAAAGTAGCACATATGTAGACGAAAACAATATGCATATTATATTTAAAAAAATATATGATATTAGGAAAGAAAAGTCCGATGAGCGAAAGAGACAGCATGAAAAGTTCAGAGGCGAGCGAAAGAAAACCGAGCCGGCAGTAGCAAAAAAAAGCGATAACCCCGAAGACCAACGATCAAAAGCTTTAAACATGGGATTATATCCAACGGATGAAGCGGCAAAGTATCTTAGTATTCCGAGAGAAACATTCAGAAACTATTCAATGATAGGGATGATAACGCCGCAAATATTTGGACGATATAAATATTACGACAAAGAATCGCTTAACAACCTAGCAAATGAACTTAAAGGATACTCAATGCTAACAGCGGGTATCAGAATTGGAGTAAGCCAACGCAAAATAAAAAGATGGATGGCGAGTGGAAGGTTGCCCTATAAGAGAGTAGGATCAACACGGCGCATATTAATTTCTTACGATATCGTGGAAAATCTACGCAGAAAGGCGCTTGAAGGGAAATTAAAGGACTAGATTAATTTTAGGAGTTGGCATATACTCCATACTATTGCAACTATAAGGACTATATATGGCTAATACATTGTTTTCTGAGGCGCACGGCCATATCTCTCGACAGTTCATTGAGCAGCATTTCAAGTCACCAGGAGCCTACTGGAATGGGCGCAATTATTATTGCCTAAACCCAAGCCGGCCCGATAAAAATATAGGATCATTCTCTGTACGCGATGATGGAATATATTATGACTTTGCCACCGGAGATAATGGAGATATTTTTGATATTCTTGCAACGATTCAAGGAAAAAGTGCCGCTGATATTGCCCGAGATATTATCGGGCATACAGAACGCGCACCCGAGCCTAGGGCGTCCTCCCCTGAAGCAATCCGGCCGGATTGGAAACCATTTTCTTTCTTGCCAGCGTTCAGCGATCCTACGCCATCTTTCGTAACAGTCTACAACTCAAAGAACATCGACGGAGAGCCGATGTTTGTCATCGTGCGACGCGACTATGGCGGAAAGAAGGAAATATTCCCCTTGTATTATACCGGGGGACAATGGATCAAAGGGCTCCCGCCTTCTTTAGGCGGCGCGCGGCCGCTTATACCATTTGATAATACGAAGACGGTTTTGATTGTTGAAGGAGAGAAATGCCAGACTATTGCGGCACGTAGTCTTTCCATGTATAGCGTCACAACCTGGCATGGTGGCGCAGGATCAGCCACAAAAGTAATGCTCGATGGATTGGATGGCGCCGATATTATTCTTTGGCCCGACGCCGATGATGTTGGTGTATCGGCTATGATCGATATTGCTTCCCGCCTTGCCAGCAAAGGATGTAAGGTGCGGATGGTTGATCCACCTAAAGATAAGTTTAAGGGATGGGATATTGCAGACTGTATATCAGAAGACGGCGGGCTAGAAAGGGCGAAGGCTTTGCTGGAAGTCGCCAGAGAATTGTCTTTGATTGAACTTGGAGTCGAAGCTCCAACCGATGAGCCGCAAGAAGAACGAAATGCTACGGACATGGGAAATGCTGAGAGATTCGTAGACAGATATGGAGATATAGTTAAATATAATAGTGAGAAAAAAAAGTGGTGTGTATGGGGAAACGGGAAATGGTCTGACCGTGAGCAATCAGCCATAACTCCCATGATAAAGGAAACAATTAGAAGTATGGCACTTAGCGGAGACAAAGACGCTATTAAGTTTGCAATGGACTGTGAATCAAGGCCAAGGATATCAGCCCTTATAGACCTGGCCGCGCGAGAGCCTCATGTTGCGGCTCATGAAACAGACTTTGACGCTGAACCAATGATCCTTAATTGTAGAAATGGAGTTGTTGATCTTGCTACAGGAAAATTAAAAGAACATAATCCAGGACTCATGTGTTCTATGATGACTAACACTAATTATAATCCTAATACGGAATGTCCTAAGTTCATGAAGTTCCTTGATGATATTACTTTAAGTAGACCAGATATATCTAATTTTATGCAGCGATGGTTTGGATATTCTTTGACAGGAAGTGTATCAGCGCAGACATTCGCAATATTCTATGGTAATGGCGCTAATGGAAAGTCTACATTAGTCGAACTTATATCAAGAATTATGGGAGATTATTCAAGAACAGCTCCGCCTGATACATTCATAATGAAACAAGCTGGAGCAATCCCTAATGATGTTGCATCTCTGCGAGGGGCAAGACTCGTACTAGCGACTGAGACAAACGCGAATGAGAAACTCGCTGAATCAAAGATAAAGGGGATGACGGGAGGAGATGTTATCGTAGCAAGATTCCTACATGGAGAGTTTTTTCAATTTAATCCTTCATGGAAAATAGTAATATCAACAAACCATCGGCCCCGAGTATCTGGTGGCGACTATGGGATATGGCGCCGTATAATTCTTGTACCATTTGATTACCTAGTACAAGGACCTAAAATAGACTACGAACTATCAAGTAAATTATGGGAAGAACGAGAAGGAATCTTGGCCTGGATGGTGGAAGGATGCCGACAATGGGTAAAAAGTGGCGGTGGAAGAAAGGGTCTTGATATTCCCAAGGTCTTACTTGAAGAGACGCAGGAATATAGGGAAGATGAAGATATTATTGGTAGATTCGTTAGGAGTCGATGCGTAACAGCTAGCAATGATCCTCTTATGCGTCGGCCTGATCAGATTCTAATTTCTGCAAGCGATCTATATCAGGCATTTACTTCGTGGGCAGATGAAGACGGTGAACGATATGCATCCAAGATGACGCAGACAGCCTTTGGACGGGCGATGCGGGAACGTGGATTCCCATCCGAGGCTGGGCGGAACGGGCGAAGGCAATACGTAGGGATACAAATAGATCAGAGATCAGATCGAGCAGCGGCAAGGGAGGCGTATAATGAAAAAGACGATTAAAGAATGGGCCAAGATATACGAGGAAGAGACAGGCAAAATCCTCAATCTTGGATCATTGCGAAAGCGAAGGGCCGTATCAGGACTTGGTGAACTTGTCCCGCCTCGTCAGTATATACTGACGCGGGGTGAGTTCAACGCAGTAATGTGGACTCCACTTCCTATGTGCAATCAAGTTATAGGAAAACCTGAATGCTAACACCATATGAGCATCAGAAACGAGCTATCTCTCAAGCCATAGACAATCTCCAGCGCCATGGATTCCATGCTTTGTTCATGGAAATGGGCACCGGCAAGACGAAGACGACGATCGATACATTCTTATCAATACCCACGTTCTATAATTCGCTTCTTATCATTGCGCCAAAGGCTATTTGCTCGGTATGGATAGATGATGAACTACCAAAGCATATGAACGTTCCTTATGCAATAGCCACATGGGATGGCAGAACAACTAAGAAATCAGAAGAGGAATTTGGAAGGATAATCGAGTCGGAAGAGAAATCGATCTATGTTGTAAACGTTGAAGCATTTCAGTCCTTACCGGAGGCCATGCGCAATAGGGTAAGGACATTTCTACAGAAAAGATTGGTCCTAATGGTGATCGATGAATCCAGTTATATAAAAACTTACAATGCCAAGCGTTCAAAGAATATTCTCCTTGCTGGCAAGCTAGCAAAAGGAAGAATGATTTTGTCTGGAACAGAAATAACGAATACTCCGCTTGACCTTTATATGCAGTTCGAGTTTCTGCATCCAGGATTCTGGAACGTGAAATCATACTTCCTATTCAGAGCACGATACGCATTGTTGGAGGATGCTTATGGACCAGGTGGACGGACATTCAAGAAGGTTGTTGGTTTCCAGCGGATGCAGGAACTCATGGATAGAATCAGTCCGTACTGCTCACGAGCACTCAAAAAGGACTGTCTCGACCTACCGGAAAAAATCCATGTCAAGATTCATGTCGAACTGTCTGATTCGCAGAGAAGGATATACAAGGAACTTAAAGAACAACTCATGGCTCTTATTGAAGAAAGTGTACTTACAGTACCCAACAAAGTCGCCCTCTTTACTAAGTTCAGACAGATCACTGGTGGCGCTATCAATGTTAAGGGAGAGTCAAAGATCATTGATGATAGTCCACCCAAACTCCAAATGCTGCTGGCTGAACTTCAAGACACCGATGAACAGGCAATTATTACGGCAGCGTTTACACACGAAATCAAAATGCTTGTCCGTGAGTTATCGAAATTGGCCCCAACGGTTGCATTTTTTGGAGATAATGTAGTAGAACGCGACATCGGCAAGCGCCTCTTTATGGAAGGAAAGGTGCGCTTCATGGTCCTTAATCCACAGGCCGGAGCCTTCGGATTAAATCTCCAGGATCATTGCCATCTCCAATATTCCTATTCTCGAGTGCTATCACCATCGCAGAATTGGCAGATGGAAGATAGAATCCATAGGCCAGGACAAAAGGAGGTATGTGTATATAAGACACTTATAACAAAGGGCACGGTAGATGAAAGAATCGAGGAACTCCTTGCAGCGAAGACAGATATCCGCGCAAAGTTCCAGGACATGACAATCGAAGACATTTTCAATCTCGTTTAGCACTTGACAAGACTCGAAAGTCGCGGTATGTTAATCGCCGGACGGCGGGAACGCCGCAAGAAAGGAAGGAAGATATGAATATCAATGAACAGCTTGCCATCTTTGTTGACCAACTTAATCACCTTGAAGAACCTAGTAATCCCACTGGAGTAGACAATCTCATCGCATTTATTGGATGCTATCCTTCGATCGAAACACTAGAAGAAGTAGTTAAGTATTACAAGGAAAAGAAGAATACCATTGAACGCGTGGATATCCCGTGTGCCCTGGCTGAAGCTGGCTTGCAGGATGCTACGATGAAAGATGGCACCTATGTATCCATCGATACGATCTACGAAACCAAGCAGGGCGATAAGTCGAAACTTGCCGCATGGCTTGAGGAGAATGGATATGGCGATATTATCAAGGATACCTTCGCATTCGAGAAGGGCGGAGTTGATGAAGATCTTCTACAATTCTTACAGGATAGAGCATACAACTATGCTCGTGATTCTTCGATCCATAGCATGACGTTGAAAAAGGTCTTGAAGGATCATTTGAATGCTGGTGGGACCGAACCGCCTGAGGATGCGGTCAAGATCAGCATATTCCGTAAGGCTGATGTCAAGAAGCCGAAAGGAGGATTTTAATCACGTCTCGTGATCGTATGACCACGAAAGAAAACAGAAGGATGGTAATAGTATGGACGATCTTGCAAAGACTGGTTCATTCGATGTCGCGCCGATAGATTTTATCGGTGGAACTACGGGACTTGAGGGAGTCGATAGGGATTGTATTACCCTGCCGTTCCTCAAGATCGCGCAGGATTCTTCTGACCAGGTAAAGAAGAACTCTTCCGCCAGGATCGAGGGACTTGAACCAGGCATGTTCTTCTGCCCTGCCACCAAGAAGATTTATGGCCCCGAGTTCCGCGGTATCATCCTCAAGTTCTATCGAAACTTTGCGGTCTACGATGGCGAGGGAATGGATTCCAACTTCCTCGGTACCATCACTCCGGCTGAGTTCAAGAATAAGATAGAGAACGCCGAGGGTTCTCACCGGGTCAAATCATATACCCTTGATGTCAACGGCCATAGGTATGTCGATACCCGCAACTTCGTCATGCTTTCCCTTGATGCTCTTCAAGATGGCCCGATGCTTCTTGGAATGGCAAGCACCAATATCAAACCGAGCCGGACTCTTCTGACCCAGGCTACGGCAATCAAGGTAGTAAAGGATGGCGAGAGCATTCAGGCCCCGATTTGGGCTTCAGTCTGGAGTCTTAAGGCTGCGTATTTTGAGAATCCTCCGTATTCCTATTATTCTATCTCTGATACGAATAGGCTTGGCTGGATTCCAAAGTCCATGGCTGCGGACGTTAAGGAACTGTTCGATTCTATGGTTGAGGCTCATATCGAGTCTGGTCCTATTGAGGATGAACCTAAAGCCGAGGAGCCTAAAGCACCATCATATGCTAGCCCAGTAGCCAATGTCTTTGGTGGTAGACCAACGACTGATGCTAGCAAAGAACCTCAGATTTTTTAAGGAGTAAGTATGAAGGAATATAACAGGACTAGACTTTATGAGATACGGGAAATTGTCGATATTCTTGGAGTTCCTAGGCCGAATATTGCTTATCATATAAAGCAACTTGGGATTAAAGGTGAACTTCGAGATAGTCCTTATTGTTTTGGTCCTCGAAAGATTTACATGTATCGAGGGAAAGTGATTAAAATGATTGAGGATCGGATTAGAGTTAATTGGAGATGGCAATGATCCTGGAGATTTAATCCGAAGGCTCCGGCCTGTGGATAGTGTAATAGTTAATGGCGGGGGATTCATCCCCCGCCTAAAAGGAGAACAGTATGGAAGAAAAGAAGTATGAATATAGATTGATAAAAGAATTAAGGAAAGCAGGATTCTATGCGAGCCATATAGACTCATCGATACCGGGCTTCCCAGATATTTTTTCTATTTATAAGGGTAAGATAATCCTTATAGAGGTAAAAGATATTGATAGAGCCAAGACTCCTAGAACTGCATTCGAATCATCCCAGCCGCAGTTATATTATACCTTTAAGGGAAAGTATGGATTTGAGAATCTATTCGTTGTATTTGGTAACAAAAATGGCGGATATCTCTATACCACTCTTTTCGCTGACAGCATGATGCACTTGGATGGAAAAGTAGAAGGCTCGTATTGGGTTATAACTGATTGGATCAAAGAGCATATCGTATGACTCCTGATATCGATCGACGGAGGATTCCTCCGCAAAAGATATCAGAACTAATAAGCCGTGATATATTATCAGACGAGGCAGGAAAAATCCTGCCGCAAGAAGAAAAGATTGGTAAGACTATATCTCCGATATGGATTATGAAAATAATCTGTCTTTTCGTAGAACGGATGGACTCATATGCATGGATAGGCAAGATGGCAGGTTTGAGCGCTGATACTGTTGAGTTTGGGATGAACTCTTTCCCAGCAATCTTCAATGAAATCGTAGCGCCCGTAGTGCTGGCGATAGTATTGTTCTTATAGGAGGAAGATTATGCCTGATATAGCAATGTGTAATGAGCCAAAGTGCCCACGAGCACTAGAATGCTATCGGTATATGGCTATACCCTATTTAACTGGGCAGGTGTATTTTGATCCAATCGAAGAAGACTTTGAGAATTGTGCTGATTTCTGGCCGATTACTAAGGATAATGAATAAAGAATAGGGGCCTTATGGCCCCTACCTTTAACTCGAGGACTCCGTAGTATCGGGAGCCACGAACACGATACCAACGACCCCCGCAACGGCGCTGATGAGATTGAGCGCAATGCTCACCCAGTCAGGAGTCGAGACAGTAGCCATGAGTACCCCGCCCACGATAGCCGTCACAGCTCCCGTTACGATGAATCCAAGACCCTTCTTCTTGCGCGCAGTCATAGCCATAATACCTGTACCTCCGGTAAAAAACTTAAGCCGCTAGGCGACTTTGCATCATTAATGATATCCAGAATCAAAATGAAAATAAAACTACCGATGATTATTTTATCAACCAGTAGTTCCGCCTGGATGCTGTTTTTGTATGTCTCGAATGATGTCTGCGATGCTGTTACCGCTTGCAAGGCCCCGTTCAAGTTCGTCTCTAAGCTTGCGGAGAGTGATTCGGCCTTCTTCAATGCTTCCTGCTGCATCATTGAGTGCGTCTTCCACTTGTTGAGCACTTCCCCCTTCACTTGATAGGTGAAAGAAGGATCGAAGTCCGGCAATAAAGCGAGGTCCATATTTTCTGATGATAAAGTAACCTGCGACCAGGACGGCAAGGACAAAAGCGAGAACAATAACGCGACGAGAAATAGTTTTTTCATCCACCATTCCCTCCTACTATCATCTTCACTTTCTCGTAGGTCCGGGCGCCTACTACCGCCATCCACATCGTGGCAAGAAGACCGAACTCAACCGTTGTCTTTGCCGCAAGGAGGAAATATGCAACTGTTATGACAAGGGCGGCGATGGTCTTGACAGAGATAAGTTTGACAATAAGATCATGGAGACGACTCGAAATCTTATTATCAACAATAGGACCTTTGGGAGTAATCACTTCTTCTTCCCCACATGCTTCGGAAGCTTTTTGCCCTTCGGAGTCTTTTTCTCGAACTCCTTAGCGAGTTTTGGATGTTTCGCGTACATGTACTTACGCTGTGCTTCGCTCTTGAATGGCATACTGGACCTCCTTATAGTCCATATAAAGTAAGAGGATCAACACAATAGAGTCGCTTCCCGAACCATGGATCATACTTCTCCATGGCTACTTCGTTCATCCATAGGATACCCCGATACGCAATTTCTATTGTAAACTTCTTCCCATACTTGGCAGTATATTCTGGAATCTTATTATCGAGCCAGCCAGGATGAATGGCATCAAGCTGATCGTCGTAGGCTCCGGGCTCTAAAAGGAGTTGGTAGTGGACATGCCGACCAGTACCCCCTTTCGATGCCACCGATAAACCCTTGTTCCCCGCAGGACCGATGACAACTCCAGACTTCACTGAAAGATAATTCTTTATCGCATCGACAAGAGTAGCATTTAGTTCTGTCTTAATGAAATGGAGACATCGAAGCTCAAATCCATTGCCCTGAAGTCGTAACACGCTGCATCCAAGGCCATCTTCATCGACCCATTTCACCCTATCTACATCGATAGGGACGGATACGACTCCGGGACCAGCGCGATCGACAGCATGATGGATACGGGGAGAGCGGGGGTAGGTTTTGTCATCCCACCCGAACTTGGTCGTGACTGTGGATTTCGGGAAGAAGCCAGGATCAAAAGCCAAGTTCATACGTTCTCCTTATTTGAATACTATCATAAAAAGGATACCTATTAAAGAGGCCAATGCCGCAAAGAAAGAAGCATTGGCTTGCCATCTTCCTACACTTTTTGAGGCATCTGCATTGATTTCGGCCACTTTCACCGCCCCCTCCTTCTCTTCTTCCTTCCCTGCCACCTCGTCACGTCTTCGAAGTTCAGCAAGTCCAAAACAATCTATCTTACGCTGTACGTCAATGTAGTGTTGAATCTGACCTTGGTAGCCACGGAAATTAGTTTCAACATTCTCGACGCGCTCTGAAAGCTTTTTGATATCGGAACGTAGACCATTTTCTCCATCGACGCCGATAAGAGTAGCCATGATCTTGGCGACGTTCTCCCGGACTTCTCCCCATATCTTCCCAATTTGCTCCCGTGCCCACTGATCAACGGTCTCCACATACTCCCCCTATTAATTTATGTATTCCAGCCTGTAACAGGAACCTCGAACTCTACAGAAAACACCTCGCCCGAGACGGCAACATCGCTGCCGTTTTGT